TTAACAGCAATCAAAATTGCATCTAAGTCATTGCTATTGATAGCCCAAGGATCTTTAATATTAGGTACGCAACTCTTGATTAACTCAGTGACAGCAATACCGTTAAACAATGCGTCAGGAGTTCTAGCAGTGATTTCATCAATTGCAGTCATTGGGAAAACAGGTAGTTCTCCGGTGTCAGTGGGTTCAATGACTCCGGGTGCATAACCTTGACCTTTACTAGGTAACGTTAGGTACACTGCTGGTCTACGGAAATACTGTCTAAGTGGGTTGTTGTTCATTTGTTGTCCTCATTAATTTTCGGGTTTTTCCCGATACTAAATACTTAATCGTATTTAGTGGGTTAAAACCTGGCGATAATAATTTACCGGAAGTGCTATGGATCCAGAACAACTAAGAGAATTTGAAGAGCAGATGCGCCAAATGACTGAGATGCTATCTCAGCAAAATTCCCTAATGGCGGCACAAATGAAGGCTCAGCAAGACTATATCAGATCCATGAAGGGCGCGGCTAAAGCATCTGACGATGCGGCTAAGGCTGACACTGATCAGGCAGCTGCCTCAGAAGGGTTAACTAAACTTGAAGAAGCCGAAGCCAAAGCAAAAAATCGTGCTATAGAAGCACAACAAAACTACAGAGACAGTTTAGTATCAGCAAAGGGTGCAGTCATTGGATTCAGTGATGCATTATTAGACAGTCAAGTAGGTTTTGACAAATATGGTAAAGCCTTAGGTGGCGCCGGTGATGCGGCTTGGTCTCTTGGTAAAAACTTTGGCTTAATTGGTATGGCTGCTGGCGGCGCCATCAAGGGTCTAACCATGATAGGCGAACTTGCATTCAAGCAAGCAGATGCACTATTAAAAGTTAACGATGCGCTTTCACAATCAGGTGCCGCAAACTCATTCAGTGCCGAAGAAATTCGCCAAATGGGTAGAGCAATGGGCCTCTCATCTCAAGAGATGGAGAAGTTCTCTAAACAGGCAACTACATTAAATGGTGGCTTAAGAGTATTAGGTACTAGTGCCGCTGATGGTGTAAAAGCATTCACTGATATGAATACTACAACCGCTGAAACAAGACAAGCGTTTCAGCGTTTAGGTTTTGATGACGAAGCCCGTATTAAGGCAACTGGTGATTATGTTAGATTACTAGAACGCTCAAACGCTGGTTTAACTGCTAGACAGATGAGTGAAGGTGCTTTGGCAAAACAAGCAAAGGCTTATACTGAAAACCTAGTTGTACTTGCTGATTTAACAGGTAAAGATGTTGAAGAAGTTAAAAAACAACAAGAAGTAAACCGTGCCACTTATGAATGGACGTTACAACAAAATAAGTGGCAACAACAACGTCTTGAAATGGAAAAAAGAGGTGATACTGAAGGTATTGCTAGACTTGATAAAGAAGTTGCTGCCGCAAATAAACTTATTGATGACGTTGGTCGTTTAGGTGATCCTGCTAAAACTGCCGCTGTGCAGATGCAGTACTTGACTGGAGCAGTTACAAAGCAAAGTTCGCAATTTGCTGTATTGGGTATGGATGTAGATAAGCAGATTCAGGCTGCTAAAGACGGAACATATCAGCAAGGTCAGTTCTCAGATGAGTATAGAAAAAATGCTCAAGCAATGCTTGATTCAGGCGGAACTGCATTAGCATTCAGTGAAGATTTTAGAAATGCGACCGGCTTGAATCGAGAAACAATTGGACAAGTAACTCAATACAACAAAGACTTATCCGAAGGTGTAACTCAACAGCAAATTGCCGCTAAAAAACGAAAAGAAATTGATGATAATAATGCAGGTAAAGGACCAGCCGCAACCGATCCTGCTCAACAAGCACGAAATGCATTGACAGAAGCAGAACGTAGTGCTAGACTAGCAGTAGATGATCTAGTTGCTAGTATGAATCCGTTACTGAAGGGATTCGATGCTACTACTATTGCAGCCGGATTATTAGCAGCCGCTGCCGTAGCCGCAAGTATTGCTTTAGGAAAAATGGCATTAACTGCGGCAATGGGCGGTAAAGGCCCAACCGCAAAACCTCCAGCAAAACCTCCAAAGAAACCAAGTGCTCCTAGAGCAAGAGATGCTAAAGGAAGATTTGTAAAAGCACCCCCACCAAAACCAGGTGGCTGGTTAAGCAAGATGACAAAGCCACTTAGTAGTTTTGCTGGCAAAGCCGGTGCAGTGGCAAAGGGTGCAGGTAGATTTGTTCCTGGTCTTGGTCAAGCATTAATGATCGGCGGTGCCGCATATGGTGCTTATCAAAGTGCATCAAATGCTGAAAAGACATTAGGAATTGAAGGCCGCAAAGCCACTACAGGTGAGAAGTTTGCTGCCGGCGCAGGTGGTGCATTAAGTGCGTTAACTTTTGGTCTATTAAGTGCTGAAACTGCTAGCAAGGGCATTATGAATATGGCCGAACGCTTCAAGAAACAAGATACTGAGGCTAAAAAGGCAACTGGTACCGGTTTAGGCGCACAACAAGAACAAGCAAAAGAAGCCGACGCCGCACGTAAGAAGCATGAAGAAACCGTTGCCGCACAAAAGAAAAATGCAGAAGCAACAACAGGTGCTACATCCGCTACAATTTCATCAACTGAGGCAGTAGATAAGAATATTGAACAATTAGATAAGTTACGTGAATCAACTGAAGTTAATTCTAAGACAGAAAAGCAAGCCTTAGATAAGTTTATCTTTAACTTAGATCAAGCATCAATTGGATTAAGGTCATTGAACAATGCAATGACAATTTTATCTCAGACTTTAAGTAGCATTAGTATTGGTGGAGGAACTGGAGGAACTGGCGGTGCCGCTGGAAATATGGGAGGAGATTTGGGAAGCATGGCTGCTCAATTCGAATCCGGTAGTGAAGGTACATCCGCAGTAGGACATGATTCTACAGGTGGTACAAGTTACGGCAAGTATCAGATTGCTTCAAATACAGGTACTATGGACTTGTTCATGAAGCATCTTCAGAAAACAAATCCAGAAGCATTTGATAGATTATCTAAAGCAGGACCCGCTAAAGCAGGTAAAGATGGAGCCTTTGCGCAAGAATGGAAAAAACTTGCTAAAGAAGGAAAACTACAAGGTTCTGAACACGAATTCATTAAAGAAACTCACTTTGATGTTGGCGTAGAAAAGATTAAAGATAAAAAACTACAAGAGATGATCAAAGGTAGTAAGGCTCTACAAGAAGTTATGTGGAGCACCTCAGTACAACACGGTGGCGGTGGTGCTGGTAGTATCTTTAATAAAGCATACAAAGAGGGAATGGATGAGCAAGCACTGATTAAAGAAATCTATTCTCAAAGAGCAACTAGATTCAGTTCAAGCACTCCACAAGTTAGAGCCAGCGTACAAAATAGATTTAAAAAAGAAGAGCAATTAGCATTAGGATTAGTAGGCCGCCCGGGTATGGATGGCGGCGGCATTATGATGGCTAGTGGCAAACTTGAGGATGTATTGAAGTTTACTTCTCCTTCAGGTGAAATGAGTGACTTCCAAGCACTGAATCCTGGAATGAAACGTGCAGTGTTTAATGCCGCATCAGAATACATGAAGGCAACCGGAAACAAACTACAAGTTAATAGTGCTAAACGTGATCCGGAAGATCAACAAAGATTGTATGACGAAACAGTACGTGCAGGTCGCCCGGGCAAGGGTCCAGGGGGCATGCTTGTTGCTAGACCAGGTCGTAGCCCTCATGAGAGTGGAAATGCCATTGATATTCAGCAATACAGTGATAGATTAGCAGTTCAGATTCTTGCCAAACACGGACTACAACAAAAGTATGGATCAAAAGATCCAGTACACTTTGAATTAATGGCACGTGATGGTGCTATCTTTGATGGCCCGCAAAAAGGGTATAAAGCAGAACTTCACGGTACTGAGTTAGTAGCACCTTTATTAAAAGACAGTATCTTAATGAAGTTGGCACAAACTCCTGCAAAAGTAAGTCAAATCGAAGACCTTTTTGGTTCTATGACTAAAACCATGAACAAAGATAGATCAATGTTCATGTCATCAGACCGCATGAATAAAGATGCAACTTTAGCCAAAGCAGATTCAAATAAAAATACACTTGATCCATTTAGTATGGTCAACGACATTATGAAAGATATGTCATTGTTTAAATCGGATATGGATAAAAATGCATTCGATCCAAATGCTATGTTATCCGATATGATGAACATGAGCAATGACATGTCGCTGGTTAAATCAGATTTAGGAAGTAAAACACTAGATCCTAATACTATGTTAGCCGACATGATGAAAAGAAAAACGGAAATGGAACAACAAGTAACGGCGTTGGCTAGTGCTAAACCCGAAACAATTGCTACACCTGCTTCCGCATCCGAAGATAAAGCATTGTCAATGAATAATGAATTGATGCAAATGCTTTCAGGTAAGTTAGACACTATGATTTCTGTACTAGAATCGGGTAATGATGTTTCTAGTAAGATTCTTAAGAGTTCACGTGTTTAAACTAAATAGTATGTAAAGAACAAGGCCTATGTCATATAAAAAGAAATTCTTAAACAGAAGCGGTGTCTCCAGCCCGATCTCAGGCATTAACAGTAATACTGGTGCCTGGAACAGTAGTCCTGGACAAAACGGATCTCCTACAGGCGGTTGGAATAGCACTGAGTTCGGCTATAAGAACTATATGAGTAGACTTCCTGAAGTCTATACAGGTCACCCAAATCGTATCGAAAGATATAATCAATATGAAATGATGGATGTTGATGCTGAAATCAACGCATGTTTAGATATCATTTCAGAATTCAGTACACAGAAAAACGAACACAACAAGACTCCTTTTAGTTTTGAATTTAAAGACGATCCTACCCCACACGAAGTTGAACTATTAACTAAACAGTTACAACAGTGGTGTAAACTTAATGAATTTGACGTTCGTATCTTTAAGATTTTCCGTAACGTTATTAAGTATGGAGATCAAGTATTCGTTCGTGACCCAGAAAACTTTAAGTTATACTGGGTTGATATGGTTAAAGTTATTAAAGTTATTGTTAACGAAAGCGAAGGTAAGAAGCCTGAGCAATATGTATTAAAAGACATTAACATTAACTTACAGAACTTAAGTGTTGCACAAAAGACAAATACTGACTTTGCCGCAAACCCTGCGACAGGACTTGGTGGCACCGGCGGTGGTACCAACACACCATATACTGTTCCTGCTATGCCTTATAACACATCAGGATCAAGATTTACATTGGGTCAAAGTGAAAGTGCTATTGACGCTAAACATATTGTACACTTAAGTTTGACGGAAGGTCTAGACAGATTTTGGCCGTTTGGTCAGATTATCTTAGAGAACATCTTTAAAGTTTACAAGCAAAAAGAATTGCTTGAAGATGCGGTTCTTATCTATCGTGTACAACGTGCTCCTGAGCGTAGAATGTTTAAGATTGACGTTGGCAACATGCCAAGTCACATGGCTATGGCATTCGTAGAACGTGTAAAGAACGAAATTCACCAGCGTAGAATTCCTAGCGTATATGGTGGTCAATCAATCGTTGATGCTACGTATAACCCATTATCAATGAACGAAGATTACTTCTTCCCAGTTACGGCTGAAGGTCGTGGCTCAAGTGTTGAAGTATTGCCCGGCGGTCAGAACTTGGGCGAAATCGATGACTTGAAATACTTCAATAACAGACTAGCACGTGGTCTACGTGTTCCAAGTTCATATCTACCCACAGGTCCTGATGACAACACAACACCATTAAGTGATGGTCGTGTTGGTACAGCAATGATTCAAGAGTTTCGTTTCAATCAATATTGCGAACGATTACAGAATTATATCTCATTGAAACTTGACGAAGAATTTAAATTATTCTTGCGTTGGAGAGGCTTCAATATTGATACAGGATTGTTCTCATTACATTTCAATCCTCCGCAGAACTTTGCCGCATATCGTCAAAGCGAGTTGGATACAGCACGTGTGTCAACATTTGCAAGTATGGAAGCGTTCCCTTATATTTCAAAGCGTTTTGCACTAGAACGATTCTTAGGCTTGACCGAAGAAGAAATTGCAAAGAACGAAAAACTTTGGGAAGAAGAGAACAAGAAAGAAGTTTCACTTGATCCTAAAGGTAGTGATCTACGTAACATTGGTGTTTCTACCGGTGACTTTGAATCTGATGAAAACACTGCTGATGAGATTGAGCAAACAGAGCAACCGCCTGAAGAAGGTGCTGAAGTTGCAGGACCAGTTGGTGGAGAAGTTCCATCAGCATCGCCAGCAGGCGCACCTGGTGCAGGCACGCCAACTGCACCCGCATAATGAATGCGTGACTTCTTAAAGTATCTAATTGTTTGGATATCACAGAATTTAAGCATACCTTTTTGGGTAGTAGGTCATGTTCATTTAAGTATGAACATGAGTGTATATGAAGATATCACTATGATAGTCTCATCGTTAGGAATGAATTTAGTTGTGGCCTTAGGGTTTTTCATAGACTACAACGATTATAAAAAGACAAAAGATAAATAAAAGTATGAAACTATTTGAGATGTTTGACCCGCCCGTTCAGGGAATGCAGGATGTTAATGCTGATAACAGCAAGCCTGTGTGGCGTACCTCTCGCAAAACTAAACTTACTTTAAAGCAAATTCGTAAATTAAGACGTATGTTAGACGTAAGAAACTACGAAAAGAAGATTCATCTTGGTAAAGTAAGAGAACAATATGGCGCCAAGCCAGCCGAAGAATCCGGTGCACCTAGCGTCTAAAACGCATATTCCTATAAAAATCTCAAAAAAATAGCACTTATTACACTGTTTTGGTGTATATGGTGTAAATATGTGTACAAAGCCATTTCTAATCAGGAGAACTATAATGGATCAAAAGAAATACGAACAATTAATCAATCTCATTATTAATGAGAATGAAGAGCAAGCCCGCGAACTATTCCACGAAATCGTGGTTGAAAAGTCACGTGAAATTTATGAATCAATCATGGAAGAAGAAATGGTTGATGAAGGCGACATGGGCGCCGAAATGGAAGGTGATATGGGCGGCCAAGTAGGTGACCTACTTGACGAAATCAACGCAGAAGAATCTGGCGTCACTGAAGAAGAAGAGGAAGAAGAAGTATTTGACCTCGACTCAGAAGAAGATGAAGATATGGGCGATGATGAAGGTGAAGCATCTGATGAAGTAGAAGATGCAGTCGTCAGAATTGAAGATAAACTTGACCAGTTGATGGCCGAGTTCGAAGAAATCATGGGCGGTGGCGATGCTGACATGGGTGCAGGTGACGAAGAAGAAATCGAAGTTGACTCTGACGAAGAGGAAGCAATGATGGAAGCAGTTCAGTTGCAGAAAGTTTCCGTAACACACGGTGACAACGGTGTTCAGACAAAGAGCCCAGTAGCCGCAAATTCAGGTAAGGCTGGTATGGACAGCAAGCCTGTTAACTTTGGTAGTGCAGACGAAAAAGGTCGCACAGCCCCAACTGCAAAAGACGTAGAAGGCGCATCAAAGTTTAAGAATGCACCAGGACATAAGTCACAAGATTTGTCAAATGCACCTAAGCCAGTAACTAAGGACGGTGCGGCATATGACAAGAGTCCAGTAGCAAAGTAAGGAACTGAGACCAAATGGCTTTGTATCTCAGAGAAAACTTGACATTCGACCGTGCAAACATGGTCGTGGAATCCGTCAAGGAAGAGGGCACTGATCTTAAGACCCTCTTTATGAAGGGCATCTTCATTCAGGGCGGGGTTAAAAACGCAAATGAGCGTGTTTACCCCGTTTCTGAAATTGAGAATGCTGTAGATACGTTGAACAAGCAAATTAGTGAAGGTTATTCTGTTTTAGGGGAAGTAGATCACCCCGATGATTTAAAGATTAATCTAGACCGTGTATCACACATGATTACAAGCATGTGGATGGACGGTGCTAATGGTTTCGGAAAGTTAAAGATTCTACCAACTCCAATGGGACAGTTAGTCCGTACAATGTTGGAGTCAGGTGTAAAACTAGGCGTATCCAGTCGTGGATCAGGTAATGTAAACGATATGGATGGTCGTGTCAGTGATTTTGAAATTATCACTGTGGATATTGTTGCTCAGCCTAGCGCACCAAACGCATACCCAAAAGCAATCTATGAAGGCATGATGAATATGCGTCATGGTCATAAATTGTTGGATATTGCAAAAGACGCAAGA